CGAGTTAATACCCGCAATGCCCGTAAACGCAGGAGTGGCTGAAGCACCCGTACCAAGTTCACCACTGTTCGCATAAGTGATGAAATGTCCAGCTGCGGGGTCAACCGTAAGGTTTGCCGGTGCAACCAGAACAATGGTTCCAGAAAGGTCATCAACAGACTGAACGTAAAGCGACTCACGGACATTAGCTGGTGATGCAGAACCAGCGGATTCGTTTACACGAGTATTGCCGTTATAAATGTCCAGTCGCTGTCCTGGGAAGAATCGTTCGTAGCACTCTTCAGTGATCTTGAACGAATACGTCGCAGGATCAGGAGACGAAGCAGAAACCTTAGTGACCGTACCGGTAATTGTACCGAGACGGTAACTGTTGCTCTGGCTCACATACCAATAGTTGCACAAGGTGTGCGACAGGTTCTGAGCAAAGCCCTGAAGCGTAGGAGCAATCACATCGCCGATGACGGCGGGGGTTGCTTCCATCTGCATTTCACCCAGGGTGAGCATCAGGTTGGTGTACATCGCCCGCATCGGAACCGAAAGACTGAAGGTTCGAGCCTTCGGTCCATCAGCGGGATCAGGGAAAGTCTTCATGGCCGAACCATCGTTAGATCGCATAAGACGATCACCGACAGTAGTGGCATTTGCAGGATCGCCGTAAAGACCGAAGTCATTAACGGTACCCATCTGCTCAATCACACCGGTCATGCCAGTTCGATAAAGCTTGTTGACCACGAAGTCACGAGAGAATTCAGACGCCGGTCCAACACCCTGAGAGGTGACGACCGTGTCACGCCAGACAGGATCCAGAGTCGGGAGGATCGTGTCGATCTGCTTGGAGAGGATCTCCTCAATACGGCCCGATTCCGTATTGAAAATCTGTCCTGCTGAAGAAGCCATGGGTTTTTACCTCATGCTTTGGAGTCGCCACCCGGATCGGAGAGCGACCGAAGAATCTGATCAGAAGTCCAGTCACGCAACTGGCCTTCAACATCCCCGTACGACTTATCCTTCGTACTGGGAAGCTCAACGGGCTTCCGCTGAGAAAGAGTTTCGGTCTGCCCCGCCGTTTCCGAGACACGTCCAATCTTGGAGGTGTCACCGATTACCGTGAGCATGTCCTTAGAAACCTTGGATGCGGCCTTGTTTACTTCCTCCGCCAACCAAGAATCTTCAAATGTTCCGGCTGCATCGCGTCGACGACGGAGGTTTTCAAGAGCCGTAGCTCTGACTTGCTCCGCGATTCGGTCCTTAGCACCTGCAAGGTCCTCAGGACTACGAGTCGATTCGATCCAGCCAATAAGAACCTTCGCATCTTCATTATCTGTAACCGCAGAAGAAACAGAAGTTTCCATCGCGGACTTCAGATTCTGGGCTCGCATGCGATTGATCTCGTTCTGCATTTGACGAGTCGCTTGTCGAGCTTCCTGGTCCTTCATTTCCGGCATCTCTTCGCTTGATTCGGGACTCATCGTTGGTTCCTCTTCGTCATAGATCTTGACCCAGTCTTCAACCTGGTCGTGTTCGTATCCAGCAGAAAGAAGCATGCGTCGAGCATCTTCCTTCTTGACCTGCATGTCAGTTTCAGGATTCATCAGTCGCATCGTCGAGTTGCGGAACTCAGACAATTGACCGTTCTGCTCTTTGAGGGTCTCAAGTTCCTCTCGAGAATCAGCAAGCTCCTTCAGTGAATACTCATTCCCCCCCACTTTGACCGTTTGGTCTAGGTCAAGCACTTCGGGGGTTCCGGACTCTTCAATGACTTCCGGAGTTTCCATCTGCTCATCAGACATTTACTGGGCTCCTTGCATCTGCTGTGGTGGCATCTGCTGTTGCTGTTTGGGCTGCGGCATTCCTTCTGCCATAGCAGCCATCATGTCGGGGTTAGGTACGGTGTTTGGCAACGACCTACCCATGAATTGAATCAACGATTCCCGATACTTCTTGAACTCATCAATCACACCTGGGTCAGCCTTTGCCATTTGTGGGCTAGACATGAACGCACCGAGAACCCTGATTTGGAATTCAGGTGCCGAAGTGTGAGGTGTAATCACTACCTGACCAGGATTAGCTCCGTCCCCGTACAGCGTCAGGATGTTCTGGACCACCAGCTCATACGCTGATTGGTTCTCATCCATGTACATTGCGAAGTCGAGGCCCTCCTTGAGAGCGAACAACTTCAATGCGTCAGGATCCATGAGACCAGCCTGGAACATCTGCATCGCTTCCTGCTTACGAGCAACCTCAGAACGAGGATTGATCTGCTTCACAGAAAAGGTCAGGCTTGAGACGTTTGGGATGGGGTTGTTTTCGAACGACACCTCGCTGCGGTCAAAGTCAATAACCGCACCAGCAAGATCCAGATCCAAGCTGGTAACGGGTAGAGGCTTAGGCGACATCATCAGCTCTCGAGAAGCATTGGACACAATCGACCGATAGACCTTTCCAAATGCCTGGGACACGCCCATGGTTGGATTAGTCATCGCCCGATTGATCTGCTCATCCAAGAACTGAAGACCTGTTGCCGAGTCGACGCGGCCCTTCTCAGCAATGAGGTCTTGCACAGGGTTGATCGACTGCATCAACTGCTTGGCGAACTGAGCAGTCTTGCCTGGGATGTCACCCGCATTGTGGGGGGAGATCACAAACGGACTGAACTTCTCGTTCAAAGGATCAGGCTGATACGAGATCATCCGTAGACCCTTGCCCACATCACGAAGCACAGACCGCTCATTGAACGAGCCCTGAGGCATTACCACAACACCGTACTTATCAATGTCACGGATGTTGTTGAACAACGCCTTCAGCATCTTCTCCATCTCGCGATTGATGCTGAACAAGAGATCAAAAAGACCTGCACCATGGAACGTACCCGTGTCCATGAATCTACAGAAACCGATTGGACAGTACGTCTGGGTGTTCGACAGGTCCTGGTCCTCGATCATGTAATCACCAGAGCAGATGATGTATCGAGAACAGGTGCCCTTTGGTCCGTCCATCCAAAGTTCACGGACACGAACAACAGCCATATCTGTTTCAGGGTGATCACCGTGATATGCGTCACCCGAGAAGGCATTCGTTGATCGACCGAAGTCACCATCGATGTCCGACTCTTCCATCACCTCACCAGTCTGGATCTCGTAGTACTCAAGGTCCTCAAGATTGCTCTTGATTCGAGGTCCAAACTTCTCGACGAGTGTCTCGAGAGGCACCAATCGCTGACGTACCATCCCTGATTGCTTGGTGTAATCCTGAGCAATCGATGGGAATGGGAACAGTTCCTTGGGATGGATCACCTCAAGGTCTGCAACCAAGCCGATTGTTGGATGGTCTGAGATGTGCCCTTGAATGCCGGCGGAACCAAGAGCCACCAACGTATGGGCGAACTTCTGGCTGATCTCAGCGATCTGGTCAGGAGCCACCAAGGAATCAGCCAGCAGCTGAGCAATGGAACGCTGCCTGATCATGGGCAGACTTGTTCCAGTCCTCAATACCTTCGGCCTGAGATCCATGGACGCCAGACGAGAAGACGCACGGTCAATTGCCGAAAGCATCTCCTGGCTCTGGAACTCCAGGTTGCCGTCCTCATCGAGGTAGTGGGGGGACAAACGACCTGATGCTGGATCGAATACGTCAAACCGACGCATCCCATTCAGGTAGTAATAAACAAGAAGCCAGGTAATACGTCGATAAGAGAGACGAGCAGTCTCCCGATCAACGTGATCCCCGATCATTCTGCAAATATCACGCTTCTTCTTCGGGAGCTTGAATGTCTGGTGAGCCATGCTTCAGTTTCCGTGCAGCAACCCCACCTGGTCGCCAAGTGGGTGGTACATCTGAAGGATTGAAATGAATGTTCGAAAGGTTCAAATTTCCTGGTACTTGTGGCTCAGGAGTTTTGACTGGCTCAACAACTTGGTCAGAGTTTCGAGGCTGACCGTAATACGCTCGAGCCATTGCTTCGTACAAGAAATAAGGAATCGTGACCTGCTGATGAGGATCAGACTCGTGAGGAAGAGGAACCTCGTTCTCCATCGAATTCTGCATCGATCTCTCCAATCTCATTTAATAGTTCAGGGTCCAACTTATTCAGCCGGTAAGCCCAAGGAATGCCGTTTTCATCGTTGTAGTTACCGTCAATGATGTGCTCTTCAGGGGTCCGGTCATCCTCAATGTCTTCGATCTGACGATTGATCCTGCCTTTCAGGATTGCACCACTCATTGAAACAGTGTCGATATGGTCGTCCTTCGCTAGGCCACCGTCCTTCACTTCGGGATTGAACTGCTCGACCTGGTCAAACAGATCCTTCCAGTGACGATCCATACGACGTTCCAACGGGAACTTGATGAGACCGTTCTCAAACCGGAATTGAAGAGCAGCGATACGAGCTTCCTTGGCGACCATGCCTACCTTCAAAGGAACCACCTTGGGCAGATAGTCGACGTTGACCATGTCCATGGCCCGTTGCTTCACAATCGAATCAAGGTTGTGGTACAGAGCAATCGACTGCTTGACTACTTCTGGGCGGATTGAGGGGACTCGCCACTTACTTGCCATCTTGAACACTTCCTTGATCAGAGTGTTCTCGTCACATTGGCCTCCCCAGATATCAAGGACGAACAGCTCGTTCTCTGGTGTGGCCGCCATGACCGTGCAGACCTTGAAGTCTGAGTCCCGTGTGGCTGTCCAACTTGTGTCAATGGTCATGAACAACCACGACTCTTCCAAGAAAGCAGCCAATGGCTTACTGACTTCCTTCCCCCCCACTCCGACCCAGTTCAACATCGTCATGCTGGCATAGGGAGCTTCGCCGAGGTATTCATCGACCTGGCTGTAACTCCAGCTCAGTGACTGGTCTAGCTCGGGGAAGAACACATCGTCACTGCTGCCCGGATCAGCCATGTACTCAGATGCGAAGTTGGCTGACCCAATCATCTCACGGATCTCTTCCAGTGAAATCCGTTCCTTGAGACGAGGATCAGTCTTCTTGATTGCTCTGTCGACGGGCCACATCTCAGGCCAACATGAAATCAGCTTGTCTTGCTCATCTCGATATGCCGCCTTGATCACCATGCGGTTCCAGTGATCGAATCGAGGATCCTTTGCCCTAATGCCCTTGGATCCCTCAACGGTGTCCATGGCGTACCAGGCATAGTGGCGGCGAGAAACAAAGGTTGCCAGCCACCTAATGCTGGTGTTGGGCCGAGTAACCATGGGCATGACCACCTTGAAGAGGAGGTTATCCATGTAGTTCCTAAGCACCGACATCGATGTAGATGCACGGGGATCGTATTCAGGGTCGTCCAAGACGTAGCAACGAGGACGGCCACCACGCTGCCTACTCTCAGCTGAAATCGCACGGAACCATGAACCGTTCTTCAGGTACATCATCTCGATGCCGAATGACGCTTCACCTCGTTTGGGAATGATCCTGTTGTCTGGGAACTCAGGCATCCAGTCTTCATGGATGCGAGCGTTCTCAGTGAACTGGGTCTTGAGCATCTGACCGGTCTGCTTGGCATTGTCATTCGTTGATGTTGCGTAGATGAATGAGTAGCCAGGACGAGTCAACATTTGAAGAAGCATTGCCTTACGGATGCAATTGCTCTTAGCAAAGCCGCGTGGTGCAATCGTGATTGATGCCCGAGAGTTTGCCCACTCCTTGTAGATACCAAGATGCCCGTCCGGAATAGGGACAGGATCTTCGTCGTAGAACATTGGATTAAAATCGTCTTCTTCGTCTGGGAACAGGTACCAGTGGTCAAAGAAGAGAACTGAAGACACAAATCGAAGTGCCTTGTCGTTTGGATCTTTGGTAGGGACAAGCCACTGCCTGCAAGCGTTAACTCTTGCTTGGCGTTGGCCGTCTACAGTTAGAGTTTCATAGTCAGAAGGAAGCGGGAAAAGCGGGTTACCCTCAGCCTTCGTCGGTACTCGTTTTATCCTCAATCAGCATTCCTTTGCCGATCATTTCCACAGTTGCAAACCTAGACAAACAAGCAACGAACGTAATTGCGTGATGCTTAACCATGGAGTGGGGGGCGATAGTGTCGTAGAGCCGAAAGAAGTTCTCAGTTGGCTCGTCTTTTTCAATGAGATACGTGTACAGCCGGGCAGCAAATCTCTCTCTTGACCCAAGAACCTTGTCTACATCCTTGATAGCAAGGTCATACAGGATCTGTCCGGCGGATCTCGCCAGGCCCATCGGACCCATTTGCCGTGCGGTCCTCACCATCTCCTCCATCTCCGTCGACATTTGACGGGAGATAAGCGGCTGCGAAGGTGGGCTTACCGTCGTAGATTTTACTAAGCTTGCTTTCGGGTAAAGCAGCTGAGACCCGTGAAGCTGTGCGGGTGAGTCTGACACTGTTTCCTGACTCCTGACTGACTGCTGTGACTTCTTGCTTTTCGATGAGTCCCGAGGCATCGGCTACCTCCTTTAGTACTTTTCGAAGCTGACCATGTGCTCTCAAGGCAATGGACGCATCTGTATCTCTGAATAACTGTACCAGAGTACGGACCTCTTCGTGGATACTAAAGTCCACATCCTTGAGAGCCTTACTTGCCTGGTCCACTTCGAAGAACGAAAGGACCTTGTCTGGTGGAATCTGGTGCTTGGTGATAGGGGTTTCCGGAGGCATTAAATGTCCTTTAGCCAAACATACGAGTTCCGCGAATGATACGAGACAAGATCTTCAAAGCTTCATCCTTGTCTACCCCAGTATCAGCGACTGAACCACTCAGCATCCGGAACAATTCCTTGACCATGTTCTGTTCGCTTCGGGCTCCTGCCGCCCTATTAGCTCCAGAAGCAATCGCTCCACCTAGTCTCCTTGAATCTTGTCTATCGGTCCGGCCTTCCTCAAGTTCCTTAAGCATCCGAGTCAAACGAATGGCTTCTTGATCTGCCTTGCCTGTGCCTGCAAGCAGTTGCCGTCCTTGAGAATCAAGCATTTCAATAGGATTGACCGTGCCACGAGGATTGCCGGCTCCAAGGATTCGTTCAGGTGCAGGTGCAGCTCGAGCAGCTTCCTCTCGTTGTGACGCAAACTGTCGGTTAAGAGGAGTCTCCCCCCCACGTGGGTCGAGCCGTTCGTCTGCAAAAACGTATTCGCTAGCGGCACGAGCAGGATCAGACAATGAGCCCGGAGAAAGTACAGGGTGCATGCCTGTTCTTGACATTGCCCCCCCACCTCGGCTTCGAGGCTTCTGAAGATCGTCATCACCAAATGGAAGGTCTTGGCTTTCGTCAAGATCTATTTGTCTCATGACCTCATCAAGAGATTCAACATTACCGGCACGAGAAAAGTCTCCGGCTTGAACTTCTTCAATGATCTCCAATGCTTCTTTGTTGGCTCGAAGCTGTGCAATTCTGTTTTGAATCTTACGCTTTTCACCTTGCCCAACACGCTGGCTTCCTGTGCTGTTTTCCACATAGCCTCGTCCACCTGAACCGCCTCGGCCTTCACGACGCCTTAGATCTTCATCCTTCAATGCAGCGTCTTGATTTTTTCGGTCACGAGCAGTCTCATCAAATTCGCCCTTGCCCCGCGAGTAAGTACCTGGGGAACGCTCGAGCTCTGCAAGCCTTTGTTGTTGAATCTCAATTTGCCTGTCTACCTTCATTTGTGCTGCAGCAACACGGACAACTGGATTCTGCTCTGCACTTTCTCGAAGCCGGGCAAGATTTCGACCAAGCACATCTTTCGGACCGTATTTGCC